TTTGCCACACCTTTGTCTAGAAGGCGATTGTAGATCCTTAGAGACTGCTCAAAATGCATTCTGATGTCTTCTAGCAAAGTGAGTTTCAAATAATCAGGAAGATCATCAATACTGTTTTGACGATTCTTAATATCCTGGCGACGTAGTTCTGGAAGAGGAATAGTTTCATTCAGAAGATTTGTATCTGCATACCGTTGAGAAAACTCCTGAAAAGTAAAGCTCCTATGACGTAGAATCTGTGCTGCAATACCCCTTGTCGTATTAATCTCTACAGTCATTGTTGCTTGCTCAAAGATACTCCAGTGTTGATGTTGAATGCAATACTTAAGCAGTCCAGAGAACTTTTCGTTTTCTTGGTTAGAAGGGTTTGAAACTCTAGCACAGTATGCCATATGCTTTTCAGCATCTGGTGTGACAGATATAAATTTGACTTCTGGTTTCATATATTCGAATTCGTCAAACATTGTACTCATCTTCCTCGTCATAAAATACTTCGTCGTAATCGTTAATATAAGGTGCTATTTCCTCATAGTCTGGTTTGTAAGACTCCTGATCAGAGTCTAATTCTTCTTTAAGACAATTTACTAAAGACTCAAGGTTTCTTACAATCAATCTAAGCTTTTCTTTATCCATTCCTTATGAACGCTGACAAAGCTAATTATACACAAAAAAAGAGGGGTAGTCAAGACCCCTCTTTTTTTTTATTTCAAATCAAAAGATAACTTTATCAATTGCTTTATACCCTTTATGTTGTCTTTTTGTATTTAAAGTTTTTCTTAAATTTCCTTCATTTAAATTTTTTTCTCTACAAAATTGATTTATATTTTTTACATTATAAACGTGTCCAGTATCTAATTTTTTGATAGACCAGATATATTTGCATTTAGAATGCTCGGTATTTTTTTGTGGAGTAACCCATTCAAGGTTCTTTAAACTATTGTTTAATTTATTTTCATCAATATGATTTACTTGCAAATTTGAAAAATTTCTGTTGAGGTATGTTTCTGCAACTAATCTATGAATTTGAACCGTTTTAGATTTGCACAAATACTGAACACTTGTACAAAGATATCCATCTTTATCCTGGTGATATTTTAGTTCTTTTGGTTTTGAGTAATCAATTTTTGCTGGATTTCTTCCATTTCTCTGCAAACAACTATAAACTTTACCATCTTCACTAATAATATAACCTCTATAAAGGGGATGTTCTTTCATCTTTCTATGCATTCTAACTTATATCTTTGTGGATGTAACTGTGCAATAATTATATCACATCCTATTTTAGGATTGCAATCTCCACAAGTATAAACATCAACTGCTGCTTTACCTTCTTCTGGCCAAGTGTGAATACTAATATGACTTTCTGCAAGAAGAGATAAGACGGTACATCCTTGTGGTACAAACTTCTTTGAAATAGTCTGAATCACAGTTGCACCGCTTGCTATTGCTGCACACTCTAATAAGTCAATGAGACAACGCTCGTCGTCCAAAAGGACAAACGAGCATCCATACAAGTTAAGTAGATAATGCTTTCCCATTTTACAGTGGATTTTCTTCCGCTTCCTTAATCAATGAACTCACAATGTCTTCTGTGCCGTCCATTGTTTTGATAGCATACAGAGATGACTTTTGATATTTTTTAATTTTTTTATATTGTTTTAAAACAATATCTATATTGTCTAAGTCAATAGTAATATTAGCATCCTTGCCAATTCTATTTTCTTTTCCTTGTCCGCCAAATCCTGCACTCATTTTCTTTTCTTTTTCTCAGGTTGTTTTGCTCCCCAAAGTCTAGGGTTAGTTCTTCCATATCCAAAATCAATTTTTTGAACTGATCCAAGACCATACTTATCATAATACATATCAAAAAGATTAACTCTTTTATGACATCTTGTTAAATCTAGATATTGTTTTTCATCAACAATATACCATATTAGATACGCATCATTTGGAAATGAAGTGTCCTTTGCTTTATCAAGCGTAGTTTTTTCTAAAAGTATTTGACAACCATATTCATGAGGCAGAATTTGTCTTTCATTTTTATTTGATTCTGCCATCTTCTTTTTTTCTCCTACTACTGTCATGAACGACCACCCCACTGAATATCGGGGTAAGCTTCAATAACAACCTCTTTTGTTATTTTATATTTAGTTTGAAGTCTTTTATCCTTAACAAGAACTAAAATTTCTGCTTCTTTGGGATGAAGACCTTCAAGAATATTAATAAACATAGTTTCTCTGCGTAGAGAACTCAAACTATCATTGCCACCTTTTACAAAATTATAAAACATATTATATTCTTTTCGGATTGAAGATCTACCTTGATCCATAGATCCTAAAGAATTAGAACTAAGTTCTTCCATTTTTGAAACGGCATCATCAATTTTAGAACTTAAAGTTCCACTATAGGATGTTTGTTCTCCTGCACTTGCGTAAGGAACATCGCCTTCTGGGAGTAGAGAAATGATAGACTCATCAAAATTCCAAATTAAAATTGTTTTAAGTGAAGGATCTTCATACTTTTGAAGAACTTCTACTTTTTTTGCATTTGATCTTTGTTTTGATGCAAGATCAAGAACTTCAAATATAAAAGGGTTTACTGGAAGACTATCAACATTTGATTCAGTCTTCTTCCTCGTCTTCGTCTGTGTAGTCATAATCGTTTTCAAATCTTACTGATACTATTTCGTCAGGTATCACCTGCCCATTTTCATCAAAGAACTCTGGATGCAAATAAGGAGGTCTATTTTCCAATAGATGTCTATACGTTAGCCATCCTATTATACCACCAACCATAAAAAAGAGCAAAGTGAACATTACTGAGAATGTTATTACATATGCTGTTTCCATTTTTCTTTCTCCAGAGAGTTTATTTTTTCTTTATATCAAAGTAAAATTCTATAAAAAAGTGAAACTCTCTACGAAACAGAGAGATCATTTTACCAAACTTCACTTGAAAAGTTTTTGGTCTTGGTGATCTCCTCCTATTCCTAAGTAATAATTCAACACCTCTATTAATTTGAGGTTCTGACTTATTTAGTTTTTTTCTATCATTATTGTTCAAAGCAACACTCTTACAATTTTAAATTCAGACTAGTTTTTGTTCTTGCAAGTACTTAACTGTATCAGAACATCCCCCAATGTGTTTATCATCCATAATAACTTGCGGAAAAGTAGAACCTTGTCCAAATTCTGAATAAAATTCTTCTCTTGTAAAATCTTTATTTAATTTATAAACAACATGTTGTAAATTTGCCAACTCTAACACTTGTTGAACCTTTGTGCAATATGGGCAACCGTCTTTTGAATAAATCGTAAATTTCATGTCTTTTTTATAGGATTTTGTGGAATATTTATTGTAGATTGATTATAATTCTTTTCTTGTTTCCTGTAAAGTCCAGGCCAAGTATCCCTAATAATTTCTGCGAGTTTGTGTGGAGTTGTAGAAGAAATCATAGGTCTTGTGAGATAGACAATAGAAACATAAAAATACCGAATGCTATTAAGATTGCGAGTATTGGGAACATTTTTTTATAAATGAAATTACTTCTTGAACTGGTAAAGTATCTATAAAATGTTCAGTCATTCCACGACCCATACTCATTTCATTTAATGGTGCTTTGTATTGCGAGAACTGTTTTAGAACTTTCTTTTCCAAGTTCCATATATCTATGGATTTTCCTGACCATTCACCCAGAAGTTCCGATGTTTCTTTTTTGCGGTACAACCAACCTTTATAAGACCTACCAACTTTATATTTACCATTATGAAGTTTTATAAAATAAAGTTTATCGGGTCTTTCTGGTTCTTTACAGACCCAACCAACTGATTGTGGATATGGTTTTCCTTTTCTCGGACTTACTCTACCTGTATTTGCTTTTTTAGTTGCTTCTATTGCTTTTTGAGAGCAAGACTTTCCATAATTTGGATTATTTTTTCCAGCATAACTTCTTCTTTTACTTAAAACTCTTTCAGCAAAATCTGGTGCTTGTGCTGGATTACCATAGTCATTGCGAATGCGTATTTTAACTCCAGAAGATTTTAAAGTATTTCTGACTTTATTGTAAGAAACTCCAAGTTGTTTAGCAACATCTCTCATTTTCACACCAGAGTTATATAAATCTATTATTTCATTTACCATAACTTCTATACCAAAGTCATAATTATTTATAAAAAAAGGAACTCCGAAGAGTTCCCTTATTATACCATTATTTAATTTTTATATCAACCGATTGACGGTGCTTTGAGTGCAACTTCAGTAGTAGAAGCGGCAGCAAGGTCAAGTGGGAAGTTATGGGCGTTTCTCTCATGCCGTTTTGTTATCGTAAGAACTCTTTATTTCTTACTTCTTACTGTCGCCAGTAAGTCCAGACTATCTCTTCATCCGTTCTGGATGCTGGGCATTCGTGGGTAGATTATTGTTGGGGCTCACTACCTAGTCGTTAGACCTGCCGAAGAACTTAAACCCTCTTCGGATTGGTACGGGATTGTCTACAAGAGAGTTTCCCCGTTTAACCCAGTTTCGTCAAAGAACATTCCTGTTCTAGGGTGACTACATTTAAGAAATCACTTCCATACCTAGTCCAGCACGGTTAAGTACGTCAGCCCAAGTAGGAATTACTTGGTTTTGACTATCAACAATGGACTGGTTAAAGTTAAAACCGTTACTCTGTTTCCTTAAATTTACCATCTTTAAGGAGAGGACTATATCTTCATCCCAGAGGGATGTTGGGCGCTATTGGTGTATTACATCTCACGCTTGAGAAACCACCTAGTCTCTGAACCTTCCACAGAAGCGTCTGTGGCTTGGCTGCTGATTACCCATTTAGGAGGGCTTCCAGCAATTCACCCAAAGTTTACCGTCAAATTGCTAGGACGGGACCCCGACGATTGAGGTTAAAAGCCATCGTAGAAACACCAAGAGCAGTGAACCAGATGCCTACAACAGGCCAG